AGTCGAAAAGAACGGCGGAGATGCCAATGGCGCTCTTCGCAAAGACGTTGAAACCAAAATTGCAGAACTCAAGGCGACTGTGGATAAACAGGCGGAACAGCTAAACGCTGCGAACCGTAACCACATTCCAGGCCTTGATGAAGAGTTGAAGCGCAAGCAGTTCTCGTTTGCAAAATACGCGTGTCTCAAACATCCTGAACTTGCCCGCGAAGTCGCTGGAAAAAAAGAGTTCGGTTTTGAGACCGAGATTCTTCGGATACAGACTGCGGGTGATTCTACCGCTGGCGGATATACCATACCTACCGATCTTGCAGACATGATTATCACTCCCGCTATCGCAGCAATGCCGATATACGGGCTTGGAATCACTACGCTGACCGATGTAAAGGGTACGTTTGACATCCCGACACTTACGGGCCGTGGAGCTGCCGGTCACGCAACAGAGAACGGTGCGGCAACAGAGGTGTCAATGGTCTTCGGGAAAAAAACTATGTCACCTAAGCGCGCAGCCGGATATGTCACAGTGTCTAAGCGGCTTATGCTTCAGGCTTCGGCAGGCATCGAGGGTTTTATTCGGCAGCAGCTTCAGGATGCTCTGCGGCTTGAAATCCACGATAAGCTTATTAAGGGAACGGGTTCGAGTGGTCAGCCGACTGGTATCACCGTTCAAACTAATTTTACTTCTACGACTGCGCTGTCAGATGCACAGTTTTTGATGAAGAATGCCAGCAACATGATGACCGACCTTGAAGAAGCAAACATTGATATTGAGACTGGCAAGATGGGATTTCTCACACGTCCTATCGTTGTTCAGGGAATGAAGCTTGAACGGGTTATCAATTACACTGGGCAGACATCAGGCCTTGGATATGCAATCACGCCGTCAATTATGAGCGATGCTGACCTTGCAAGTATCGTCGGTGCGAAGTTTGCGAAGACGACCCAAGTGCCGACTTCCGGCAGCGGTTCTTCAAAAACCACATCAGTCATTTATGGTGACTGGTCGAAGTTCCTTCTTGCGCTGTGGTCAGGGCTTGAAATACGCTCGTCTGATGTTGCGAGCGACGGTACAAATCACGCATTCATTCAGAACATGGTCATGATTGTTGCGGAGCAGGAATATGACTGCATCGTAACGCGGCCTGACGCATTCTGTAAAGTGACCGATGCTCTTGCAGACAGGACATCATGGGGGGCTTTCTAACCTCGTGATGGATCGTGGATAAGCTGGGGGTGCCGATTTCACGAACTGTAACAATTAACAGGGAGAAATGAATATGTCGAATGTGAAAATCGGTGAAAACGTCAGGGCGCTTAATCTGTTCCGTTCGGAGCGGATCGGTGCTGTTACGGTATTTTGGAACGGTGTTGCGTTGACAACCGTTTCGGGTACAGGTATTGACGTTGCGGAGTATGAAGATGCACTGATTGTGCTGAATGCCGGTACTGTTCTGGGCCAGCGTGCGTCGCTGCTAAACAGCGTGTACGAAGCTGATGCTGATGACATGACCGGTTCAATGGCAATCACAAGTTGCAGTTTTACCACCGTTGATGTTGACGGTGATGAGACTGCCCAGCTTGCGAATCTCAAAGTTGCGGATCATAAGCGGTTCTTGTGGCTGCGCACTGAGGTTCAGAATGCCTTTGACGGCACAGATCCGGGTAATGAGGTGGCGACGATTGACTTTTCGGCACAGATTATGCTGAATGGTGCTCAGTCGTTGCCGGTGAGCAATACGTTGATATTCGACGTATAGCAAGAGGCTGCTTTGCAGCAGGGGCCGGACAAATCCGGCCCCATTATTACTCTTTCAAGGCGGTTAATGATGCTTATGTTGTCGAGTTATCAGCGGGTACGTAGGTATATCTCACAAGACGATGTGACGAATACGGCGTTCGCGGCACTGGCTGACACAGTATACGCAGAGCGAGAAGTCACAAACTGGATTACAAGCATAAGCAAACAGGTAGAGTCGTGGCTTAATCGTGACCTGAAAATTAACGATTATACCGAATACTTCGACACGAAGTACAACAAGGTTCGGTACTGGATAAAGAACGCGCCGATTATCACGCTGACAAGCGTTTACGAGGACAGCAGCGGAGAGTGGAGCGGCAGTGAATCGGAGATTGATTCTGATGATGTATATGTGGGCGCTGATAACCGGAGTATAGTAGTCGGATACCCGCTATCCCACCTGACCCCGAAAGGTTTGCGGGTGATTTATAATGGCGGGTTGGCATATCACGGGACACAAAGTCGGTTTGCAATAGTGTCAGCGGCGACGTTTACCGCAGGTAAGTACGTGCTGGGTTTGTCAAGCGGTGCGTTGGGAATAGTACGCGGTACACCCACAACGGCAAGCGCGGACGTAGAAAATCTGTTCGGCATATTTGAGGCGGCAGAAACACTCACAGAATACACCGACGAAGCGCATACATCGGCAACAGCGGTGACGGCGGTTATCAGTAGCATAACGCGGCAGTCGCTTGCAGAAGCGTACCCCGACATTGTGAACGCTTGCGAGATGGAAGTCCGGTTCAGGTTTAAGCACAAGGGGGATTTTGAGATTACTGGCAGTTCGAGGGACGCTACGAATATCCGGCGTGATGCATCTGAAATCGGTCAGCCGTTTACAACAGAGGTCATGCGGTTACTTGCACCTTATAAAAACAGAGTGCCGGAATGATCGAGTACAAGAGCAATCTTGATGCGCTAATAAAGGACTTCGACAAGCTCGACGGCACGTTGAAAAACGCGCTGAAGAAGGGTATGAGCGCAGGCGCTTGGCGGTTTGTGGGGCACATACAGAAGCGGCAGATGACGGGTCGGCCAGGATTAATACCACATCATAGCACTGCCGGATTAAGAGGATCATGGCACGCAAGCATAATAAAAGATAGCGGCATGGATTATGGTGTAAAAATTGCCACGCGGTCGAAGTACGCGGCAATACATCAGTTCGGTGGAGTCATAAAAGCAAAGGGCGGCGGTGCATTAGCAATACCAATTAGCCCAGCGGCAAAAAGAGCGGCAAGTCCAAGAGATTTTAATGACCTTGTTTTTATCAATCGCCCCGGACATCCGCCATTATTAATACGAGGTCATGCTGGACGTAAATATGGAAAAGATGGTGCGCGTAAGGGCGGCAGAATGGAAATTATGTACGTGCTTAAAAAATCCGTCCGCATACCAAAACGTCTACACGTTCTTGAGTCGTTTAAGAGTGAAGGCTTCCAGGTAATACGCCGTGCAATGTGGCAAGCGATAGCGACGGAAATGAAGCTGAGAGGTATGCAGGGCACAGGTCCGAATACATCACTGTAACACTGGGGATAAAATGGGGAAGAAAATAATATCGTTCTCTGTATGGGGAACAAAGTCGCTTTACCTTGAAGGCGCAATTGCAAACGCGCAACTACAGCCTGAGTTCTATCCTGATTGGACATGCAGATTTTACTACGATGATACTGTTCCTACTGCGACAATTGACGAACTGCACAAATATCCTGTTGAGCTTGTGAAGATGGGCAAGACAGAGGACTGCCTTGGTTTATACTGGCGGTTTAGGCCGATGTTTGACGATGCGACCGTCGAGCGTTTTATCGTGCGGGATACTGACAGCAAGCCTACAATACGCGAGACAACAGCAGTGCAGGAGTGGATAGACAGCGGGAAATCTTTCCATATTATGAGGGACAACGAGAGTCACGGAGTGCCGATACTTGGCGGGACGTGGGGCGCGATCCCGCAATGTGTACCAAACTTCGAGAATAAAATAATCGCATGGCTATCACAGCTTCAGCCTTCGTACAATAATCCGCGTGGGTTGTTTCACGGTACGGATCAAATATTTCTCGGTTACTACGTCTGGCCGTTAATCAATCACGGCAAGCTGTCACATCTTACGCACATACGCGAGAACTGTGAAAAGATACGGTTTACACAAGAGGACAAATATTTTACCGTGCCGCTTGAGCAGGTAAACGGGCATTACGTGGGACAGGTTGCATAAATAATCTGGGGGTGTTTATGGTATATGACAAAATTTGTTTGATGCTTCCGACATACAAGCGTGTTGATAGGTTAAAAGAGTTTATTACAAGCGCGGTTGATTGCGCTGATGACGTAAGCAAAATACAGTTTATTTTTTGCGTGAATGTGAACGACAAGGACACACAGGCGTATGTCCGCGATGAATTAAACGAGTTTAAAATATCACATGAAGTGGTGTTGGAATCGTCGCAACAGCCCAACCTGCCTATGTATTACAACACGATGTATAAGCTATCGCCGGAGGATGCGGTTATTTCAATGGTTGGCGATGACATGGTATTTAAAACAAAGGGCTATGATACCGCAATACTCAAAGCCATAAACGAAGCAGAAGGTAAGGCAATAGTTTACTGCAACGATGATTTTATTGCAGGCGAAAAGCTGTGCGTCAATTTGTTTACAACGCGGCTCATGGTCGAGGCAACAGGCAAGCCGTTCATGTGCGAAATGTACCATGCGGATATGATAGATGTCGTCTGGACAAACGTCGGACTGCTTACGGGCACGCTTAAATATCTCAAGGACGTTATCATCAAGCATGAGCATGAATCCGTAAAAAAGAACGTGAAAGACTTCGACGAAACATGCAAGCGAATGATGCCTTTGCGCGCGCTGGCAAACGACAAAGAGAACCGGCTGTATGGCTGGCGATACGCCCATATGTGTGCGGCGAACCTGATTGATGCGGGTATAGGTAAATGGGGTACGCTATGAAAAAGTTGTCAATATTAATTTGCCATACCGATGGCCGCGAAGAGCATCTTATTGAGTTGATGAAGGTCTTACAGCCGCAGGTCACGGACGATGTGGAGGTGCTGATTGAGAAGGACGGCGGCATTAAAAATGGCGGTATGCCGATAGGCGAAAAAAGGAACTTGCTCCTTGACAGGGCAACAGGTGAATACATTGCATACATCGACGATGACGATTTAATCAGCGATGATTATGTAAAAAGTATACTTGGCGCCATTATTGACAAGCCTGACTGTGTTGGTATCGAGGGTGTACTTCATGCGTCAAACGCACAGATGTCGTTTAAACATAGCTTGCAGTTCGCGGGGTGGTATCAATCAGAGAACGTATACTATCGCACGCCCAACCACCTGAACCCCATTAAGTCGGAACTGGCGCGCATGGTAGGGTTCGATGCGTCGAGCAGTCACGGGGAGGACGCGGCGTACTCAAAAGAAATCCGGCAGTTTTTGCGGACGGAAATGTATATCGATCATCCTATTTATTACTACAACTGCCTGCATGTTGTTATCGACTTCGGGGGGAGAAAATGATATTCCGGTTTGACGATGTATGCGCAAATACTGACATGGTAAAGCTGAACGCAATGGCCGCTGCGGTGCGTGAACGGTGTAGTGCGGACGTTCAGTATAGCGTGTCGGTTATGTCGTGCGACATGAGCGCGTATACCGGCAAGCAGGCGGAGTTCGCTTTTAAGTCGGTATGGAAAGCGTACAGCGATCACCGTAGATTTTTCGGCGTGAATCAATACGGTATACCGCCTATAAAGGATAGTGTGAAGGTGCTTTCACATGGGCTTGTGCATATCGACCACAGGCAGATGCACAGGGATGCGCAGGAAATGAGTATACTGGTATCATGTTCAGTGCTTGGCGCGAACACCTTTGTGCCGCCGTTTAACAAATGGAATGCTGATACTGAAGCAGTCTGTCAAGAACACGGTATAAAAATAATGAAGTTTGAGGACGGCTGGCTGGGCGCCGAATACAATGTGTTCAACGTGAATCATGAGTTATGGTATACACATTCGTTTAACTGGACACTTGATAAATTTACGGATTGGCTGGGTAAAAAATGATTGTCGGTAATGGTGATATAGCAGGTGCATTAAGGGAAGTAAATCACGACAAGGATATTTTATTTTTTGCTTCTGGTGTGAGTAATTCGCAATGCACAGACCAGAAACAATTTGACAGGGAACATAATTTGTTGCTTGTCCAGTCGCGGCAGTCGCATATAGTGTACTTCTCTTCGTTATGTATTTATCATTCCATAACCATGTATGCAGACCATAAGTACGCAATGGAGGAGCTTGTCCGGTTGTCGTTTGATAAGCATACAATCGTCAGGCTGGGGAATATTACATGGGGTGATAACAGTAATACGATGATAAATTATTTGCGCGACAAAATGCACAGCGATGTACCGTATCAGGTTTACAATGAATACAGGTTTATCGTTAATAAGGAGCAGTTTATTTCGTCAATGAATTATGTAGTTGATAAGCGTCCGGCTGAGATAAACTTGCGCGGTGAGCGGCTGAAGGTATCGGAGATTGAACATAGAATATTGAACGGCAAACTATGACCGACTTTGTATTTACATCATACGCTTTCGGCGCTTTATATTGTTACCAACAGGAGCGCCTGCGGCAGTCTATACTCAAAGTATATCCTGATGCAAATATACGCTTCTGGCATAACGATAATGGCAGTAGTCTCGACGTGTGCAATGTACCGGGGGCGCGGACATTTCATGAATCCATGTACGGGTTTAAGGTGCATTGTGTGAGGAACTGCATAGACGAAGGATTCAAGCGGGTTATCTTTCTTGATGCAGCGATGATACTTGAAGGAGATATATCGGACATCCTTGAAACGGCTTCGCGCATGGGCGTACTATGCACGCGAGAGAACACCGATTTACATACCGTCATATCGCAACAATGCCTTATGTACATAGGCAAAACACGGGAAGAATTGAAGGCGCAGGCGTTGACACTTGTCGGTGGGTCGGTGTATATCTTTGACTTCAACAGCCCGATTGCGGGAAAAGTCTTTGAATACTGGCAAGAGCTTGAAGCGTCCAGTATGTTCGGCAGCGAAGAAGAAGATGTACGCGGGCTGCTTGACGGACACCGTAAGGATGAAACGTGCATGGCGCTTGCTCTTGATAAATACGGAGTAAAGCCGCAGGGCTTTGATGTTGTAGGTTATCACAACCTTGGCGGCACGAATGAACATAAGCGGTTTACGTTTTACAAACTGCATTTTAAAGGCATAGGGGCCATACACGGGCATTCAATGAATCAGGCAATTGTCCCGATTCACGGCAACATTCTTGATTTAGGATGCAGGGACTTTACATTTACCGATGCCATGAAGCGGCTTGAGTATAATGTGGTATCGGTGGATATTGGCAAGTTCGACGGGGACTATTATCGGATTGCGATAAGCGACCACAACGGCAACATATTCGTGCAGGCAGAGCGAGATCCGGACGCAACACACATTACAACAGATAATACAGGCGATAGAGTGCCGATGATGGACATTGAGACATTCAGTAAGCATGTGAGTATCGACCGATGGGATCTGATAAAGATGGACATCGAAGGCGCGGAATATAACATCCTGAAAAACGCCGCGCACCCAATGGCCTCGCAGGTGTCGGTAGAGTTTCACGCCCATTGTGGACAAAGAAAGGAACAACTTGACCAGTTACTTGATGCTCTGGCAGAGTTCTACTGGATACATAATCGGATGTGGGAAGATAAGCATAGTGCGGGTTTCAACTATTGGGACGTTCTGCTTATTGCCAAAGACGAAGTGTTGGGGAGCAAATGATTAAAGTTTTATACTATACAAATCTATGGGATTATGCAGGGACGGCGCGGTCACATGAGAGGATTGTTGACGCTCTGAACAGGCATGAGTTTGAGCCGTATGTGATATGCTGGAAAAAAGAATATGATATGCCTTTGTCAAGAATCCGGCAGATAGAACAGAAGATAGGTAAAGACCATGTTTTTAAAATAAGCCGACCTGATAACATACGGGATTGCACTGAGGAGAATACAACATTTACGGCAGCGGTAGAAAAGATTATGCCGGACATT